TCTCTACGTAAACCGTAGATTGGGTTCCTTCTCTGTCATTAGGGGTTTACCCTAATGATTACACGCAGCAGACTGAGTCTTGCTGAGGTATCAGAATTAGCTATCTGGTGCCGGCGCCGATCTGGCGGCCGTGTGTGGATCGGGGTAGCTCCCCGGTTCCATGCTGTTGGCTTCGCTAGCCCTAACGGGGCCTCTAGTAGGCTTATCCTATGAAGTGGCTTTTGTTAGTTGTTTTCTGCTTGGTTGTCTGGTTTGTTCCAGATCGCCCTTTGCAGCTGCTGGTGGCGTTTCAGGGGGTCGCTCAGGCTCTGGCTCCGGGAATTTTCCCGAAGCCTCCTTCTCCGGCTGATGCCGGGGTGCCTACAATCGAACCCCTCCCACTTGGAGGCTCCCTTTTGGAGCCCTACACCCGGCGAATCCGTCGGAGCACGATGATCCTATGACTACGGGATCAGAGGATCGAAGCAATCCGTCCGCTCACAGAATTGCTACTGTGAGCTGGCTAGGGGGCGATCGCCCTGCTGACTTGAACTCTCGCCGCCCAAAGCGGAAGAGGGTTAAGGTCATTCGTGATGGAGTAACCTACTCCTATCTCCAGCCTATCGACGGCCTTGCTCCCCGCCCAAAGCGTGCCAAATCCGAATGGCATGCTTTTCGCAAGGATTGGAACCGGTCCTATCCTGGTGACATCCAGACATACACTAACACGTTTAACGACGAGTTAGTGTGCACAGAGTTGAGTCTTGGCTATTCGCCTGTCGGCTTAATACCGGCAGTCTATGCTGACTCATCTCCTTGGCTTCAGTATTTATTTACTGACAATGACTGGTTGGGGTTATATGGCAAACTTCGTGAGAAGTGCCTGGGGTCTGACTTTAATATGTCAGTCTTCCTCGGCGAGGGTAAACAAACCCTCGGGCTAATCGCCGATTCTGCAACGCGCATTTTCCATGCGCTTAAGCAGCTGAAGCGAGGCGACGTTGCTGGTGCTGCATCGTCGCTTGTCTCTGGTACGGAGCGTTCGCTCCGTCGGCAGCCTGTCCGGAATAAAGGACTGGACACCATGTCATCCAACTGGCTTTCTTTGCAGTATGGATGGCTACCTCTCCTCAATGACACGAGGGGTGCAGCTGAAGCGCTCGCGCATCAGCTGTCAGTGCCCTTTAAGACTCAAGTCCGGGTCTTGAAGAACCGTAGTCGTCACGAAGTTATGACCGGCGGGAGCAATTATGCTCTCGACAAGCGGTATACATACTCTGCGTCGACTACACACCGTCTCGCTGCAACCGTGAGGTTTCACGAGAAGCCATCGTTACCGTACTCTCTGGGTCTTCTCGATCCTGAGTTGGTTGCGTGGGAACTTCTTCCTTGGTCGTTTGTAATCGATTGGTTTATTCCAATCGGACAATACTTGGAAGCTCGTTCGGTCTCCGCTGGTCTTCAAGGGGATCTTCTCATTTCTGAGAAGAATGAAGGCCGATTCCTCGGAGTCAAAGGTGGCGCTCTTGCGTCCCTTGGCGGTTATTGGGTGCAAGGATATTTTGATCGCAAGATCTACGCACCCGGGGTTTGGCCGGTTCCTTTACCGTCCTTTAAACCTCTTAGCAAAGCTCTCTCTTGGCAGCATTGCACCAACGCCTTAGCTCTTCTTCAGGGCCTTGCCCCCAGGGTCCCGAGTGGGATTGTCAGGTCCGTCAAATCCTGACTCCCGGCGTACACCGCCCAGCATTTCGCTGTGCGGTAACCATTGCCTATATTTAGGCTGAAAGGTCACTCACATGAGTGCACAAGCATCAGTCACCGTCTATGACGGTGCGGCTACCCCGGTCTCCCACACTCTTGTTGGAGAATCCATCGAGCGCTTGCCCGATGGTACCGTCGTTGCGCGTTGGAAGGAATCCCTCGCTGGGGTTCCCGACTATGCGCAAGTGCGGCTCACCATGACGAAGAGAAAACTTCCGAGTGGTGTGAACCGGGTCACGGCTCGTTCTGAAGTCCCTGTGATGGAATCTGTCACGGACGCGAACTCATCTGGTTACACGGCTCCTCCCAAGGTCGCGTACACAGACACCGTGGACGTTGTCGGCTACTTCCATGAACGCGGCGTCATCGCCGGCCGCCGGCTGGCTCGCCAGCTTGCGGTGAACGTCATGGGGGGAATCGCAACTTCGGTGGCACCCGTCACCACCGGGCCGGCAGCTGAGCTGTTTGATCAGCTCATCGCTCCGACCTAAAGCTCCCGCCCAACCGTGCATGTTGCACGGCGGCGCTAACCAAATCCTCTTATGGAGAATAGTATGCGTAAATTAGCGCACTGGTTAGACCAGCTGAGCCCGGCTGAGTCGCTTGACATTTTCAGGGATTTAGCCATCTCGCACGCCTTGGAAGGCGGTCGCCAAGGGGTTGCTGTAGCGGATTTTATCCGCCGCGGTAACTTTCTAGCGCTTTGCGAGTTCGAGGTCAACTATACTGAAGTTGGGCTTACGCCGTATGCTGTGAAGCACTTGCGACAAGCCCTTGCCTTTTTCCAAAAACTCGAGGACCTAGAAATAGGGATCGATAAGGAGAAGGTAGCCTTCAGAAAGTTTCTCGAAGCCGAAGAGCTTTGTAAGCAAACTAACGACATCTTTAAGATCGCGCGTCGTGGTGATTTTACCTTTTCACCCCGCGTTGCTAGCGTGTTTCATGCTGCGCAGCGTAAAATAGCGCGTATCCTGGGAGATGTGCCCACCTTTGGGCAGTTAGACTTACACTTCGGTCCTGGCGCGACACGTGCCACACGACGAAAGGATGCCTCTATTCGCCGCAAACTTGCGGAGAGGCTCCAGTGTAGCGAAGAGCTTTTCCAGTCCGTCCCCTACGTGCTGGAGGAGCTGCCCCATCTCACCGATATCCACTCTGTCCAAGATCGGACCGATGAGGATGGAAATGAGTGGTGCCGAGTACCGGTAGAAATTACACCGGCTAAACTCAGCTTCGTCCCGAAGAATGCTAAGACCTATCGATCAATCTGCACGGAGCCCGGTCTCAACACTCTCGTTGAGCTCGGGATTGGTGCCTGGATAAGTCGGCGTCTGCTGGCATTCGGTATCGACATCCGCGATCAGTCCGTTAATCAACGGCGTGCGCTGGAGGGATCGTTAACCGGGGATTTAGCAACCCTGGACCTGTCGTCCGCCTCGGATACAATCTCGAGAGAGATCGTTTACGAGCTGCTTCCTCTTGACTGGGCCGCCTTCTTAGATAGATCGCGGTCGAGGCACGTTTTGCTCCCTAATGGGGCAGTGCTGAATCAGGAGAAATTCTCTTCAATGGGGAACGGTTTTACCTTTCCCTTAGAGACCCTAATCTTTTGGGGCCTAGCTGCTGCATGCTGTCGTTCAGACAGTGAAGCTACAGTCTATGGCGACGACATTGTCGTCCCGACCGCTGTCTACAGCCTCCTTTCGGAGGTATTAGTAGCTGCTGGTTTTGAAGTGAACTTTCAGAAGTCGTATGCCACGGGACCCTTCCGGGAATCCTGTGGTAAGGACTACTTTTCGGGAACCCCTGTGCGTCCATACTATCCGAAAGGGTGGGTGAGCGCACAGAGCCTGTTCGTCTTGCACAATTATTATGTGCGGGACGATGATATCCCACGGGCAAAAATGGTGGAATCTTTTATCCACCCGGACCTACGGATATACGGACCTGATGGCTTTGGCGACGGTCACCTCCTGGGGGATCACCCTAGAAGGCGGCCAGCCAAATATGCAGCCAGAGGTTACGCAGGCTACTTCTTTGACACATTCGTCACGCGGCAATCTCGGGATGAGATAGCACTTGACAAGAATGAATATGTCGTCCCCCTGTATACCATATACAGGCGTTCTCTTGGTGAAAGGTTTCCTAGGCCTTCAAATCCTGAGAACAAGTCGGTTCTTGTGTCCAATGCGCGTTTTGCGCGTGGCCACGGACCGAGGACAACCGCACCTCTCCCGCTCGGCTCGAGCGGTGATGTGAAACTAGTACCACAACCTGGTATTACCGGTTATAAGAAGATTAGTGTCTACACCTTGAGGACTTAATCAGTCCAGATCGATTATTTAATCGATAGCGAAAGCTGGAG